TCGAGCGTATCAAGAATAACCTCAGGCGCTGGTGTGCATATAATGTGTGTATCAGCCATATCTTACTGACTCTAGACATGGTTCTTCTTTTATCTTATTTATTTTCTGGCGTTAAAATCCTTAGGAATCTTTTCACCAATCTTTTCTTTAGGATTAAGAATCTTAGGGGTACCCTGTGGTTTCAGGGCGCTTTTAAATTGATCTTTTTCTTTACCTGTTAAAGGTACATTCATTTGTGCCATATTACTTCTTAGGTTTAGGTGGTTTCTTGTTCTGTGTCTTACGCATATTACGTACGGGTAATTCTCTCATTAGAATTGTCCTCTTCACTTTTTAGTTTTAGGTGGGGTATGTGTCAGGATCTTACTTGCTGCCGTATGCTTTTCGCCCGTCATCAAGGTATTACCTTCTTTGTGTGTCTTACCAGTATGTACTTTACCATTTGGTAAGTAATGTGTTTTGTCTTTAGCCATATATATTTACCATTTAACCTTATCAGCCCAGTAAGCCGCAGATAGCGGCCCCTTGGCAATATTAGCAGCGTGTCGTGCCTTGAAGGATTCTCTTCTGCTTTTATCTGCATCAGACTCACCTTCAGATTTAGGAGATCCAGAGGTTCCCTGCTCACCAAACCTAATAGTCTTAATTGTATCATTACTTTTAGCAACAACTACATGACTCTTAGTAGGATGGTTGGGAGTTTTCTTAGGCTTATTATATCCTGATACTCCTGCTTTTGCTAGTCTAGAATCTTTTTCAGCCATATTATTTGCCCTTCTTAGCAGTCTTTGCAGACTCTTTAAAGCTTTTAGCGGTTGGGGCACCCTTGGTTCCAGGCTTACGCATCTTCTCTCCAGAGCCTTCAGCTATACGTTTACGTTTAGAATTAATATTGTCGTACAATCCTTGTTTAGTTGCCATAATAATTATACCTTATAACCAGTTAGTTTCTATTTGTTCAAAGCTACCCATCCTCTGAGAGAAGGGTACATTGTTGTTCTTTAGCTTATCACCATGTGTTCTGATAACTTCAAGAGCAATAGCTAGCGCAATAACGGTATCGTCATTATGACCAACAATAGCGTTAGTTCTGCCAGAGTCATCTGCCACATAATTCATCAGCTCCCCAATAATTATCCTTGAAGGGATCCAGATATCTTCACTATCAATAGCGTTCTTCAAGAATCCGATAATAGCAGGTTTAGAAGATGAAGTAGTTCTCCATCCAATCCTGTTACCTTCTTCCTTAGATACATTAGCTATCTTAGTCTGATAGTACATATTAACGTACTGCATCTGTGTTAGTCTGTTTAGGGTAGCAATACCCATAGAGTTTGACTCTACGGCTAACAAAGCATTGTTATAGTATCTACCTAGGTAAAACAAAAGATCACCAAACTTAGAGGGATCTATCATGTTGTTTTTGTATACAGCACATACTTCTCTGTTAGCATTAATAACTACAGCAGCAGAAGAATCCTTACCTACTCCCAAAGCTACATCAGCCCCAATAGCAAAAGAATCACCAAAGGTAGGATACTTAAATATCTCTATAGATCCTCTTTCGTTATCTTCCATCATATTAGAGTCGAAGTTAAACTCCTTAGCACCTAATATAGGTTGAGGTACTAGCTTAGAAAGCTTCTCAATATTAAATACACTAGCCCCTGAAACAATAAATGCTTCATCAGCTGTGGCGGGGTACTCTTGACGGAATTTATCTTCGCCACCCTCCGCTATCTTTAATCTTCTCCAGAATAGTTGATCATCATCTAAGTTAAACCTAGTGACTAATATTTCTTCTTTATCACTTCTCTTGAATTCTTCTGGGGCTTTTCTACGGTACTCTTCCATAAGAAACCAAGGAACAAAAATAGCAATATACTCATTCTCTCCTTTAACGGCACCTAACCATAACCTGTGAAAGGCATTACCTACTCCATTAGCAGTACTCTCTAAGATTACTTCTGTACCTTCAGCTTGTGAAATACCTTGGAACATACCAGCAAGAATCTTCTCATCATGAGTCCAAAAGGCAACCTCAGATAAGTGTGCAATAGTTGGTGTAGTTCCCCTTCCTGCCTCTGGTGAACCAGCAGTATACAATCTGTAACCGGAATCATTATGTTCAAACATGATCTCCTTAGCATTAGACCTTTTAAATTTAGGTCTAAACTGCTCAGGCATATTATCAATAGTATTCCTGGACATACTAAACAAAGCATCTGAGGTGGCTGTATCATGAGCCATAACTACTGACTTGTTATATGCATTAAAATAACTCTTCCAAAAAACCCTTCCAGTAGCATAGGTACTTAAACCCATCTGTCTAGCTTTCAATATAATCGCTCTAACTCTACCTGTCTCTTGTAACTGTCTCTCTATCGCTTCATTAACAATATTCTGAGCACTGTTAAACAAGAATGGCTGAAAGCCCTGCGAAGAATCTTTTGGAAGTATTCTTATCTGCTCTTCTGCGAATAACTCAAAGTTATTCTTGTACCCAGCTAGCTTCTCTCTCCTCTTGAGTTCTCTCAGCGCTTCTAGCTTGTCTTTGTTGTTCATAAGTTTTGTGTCCTTAAATATAAAATATATATTTTCTATTAGGAACCGGCTAATCCTTATTATTACATATATAAAGGTAATATTTTGTATTAAGTTTATTTGAGTAAACCTATTATTTTTAAGTTTGGATGTTTTCGAGAGAGGTTTTGGGGGTACCCTTACTTTGATTTCTGGAGGTATAGAGTTTTAATATCTATAGTTTTAATAGAGAGTGTTTTAATGGAGAGTGTTTTAATAGAGAGTGTTGATGGGTATCTGCCTCTGTGTGTGAAAGAATCAAAGATGTGGTTTGGTATACCCCTTCTCTGTTTCGGTGTACCCCCCTTCCTTGTGGTTCGTTGTCTCTCTGGGTCGGTGGTTGGTTGGACGCTCTTGTCCTGTCTTTCTTTGGAGTTCGTTATGTCTTTTCTCTTTAATACTTTCGGCTTTATTGGCTGTACCCTACTCGGTCTTGGTGCCTTAGGTGCCTTGCTCGAGTTCCCGGTGATTGAATGTCTTATACTTGTTTCTTGTGGTGGACTCTTGTCTGCTTCGTCTATAATGGGCTTAACCGCCTTGGAGAATTAAAATGAATGCTAATTATAAAAACACACCTGCTGGTCAATACGAAGAGTCTTTGCACTCTTTAGCTGTCGATGTAGGTACTGAGATGTCACTTGCTGACTTCCACTTTGCTCGTAACGAGATAGCTTGTGAGCTTGGTGCTTTGACTGTGTGGTCTGTCTGTATCCACGACCTTATGGATAACGATAGTCGTTCCCTTCGTTCGTTCCGCACATACGAAGCAGCGGCTGTGTATGCCTGTCAAGAGGCAGCTGCTCGTGGTGTTGTGCTGTTTACTGGTGGTGAGATCCTAACCAAGGCACTTAGGGAGCATGATATTGCTTGCCTGACTATAGAGGTTGGCTATGTGTTCTAAATAGCTTTGCTGGTTGCCTTCTACGGAGGGCTTCCAAGAGCGCTATTGCTCGGTTCTAGGAGAATTAAAATGAAAAGATTTGGTAAATTAAGTAAGTGTATTATGGCTGCTAAATTCGATGACTCTGTGGAGGGTCTTGACTTCCCAGACGGTGGTCGAATACCTATGAGTGTCATCCTACGTTGTAAGGCTTTAGATGTTATAGCTAAGTTCACTAGAGAGAACTACCTTTGTAGCGGGTGGGATGCGATAGGTGTTGGCCATAATCTAAAGGTTTTGGAGAAGTTTGGTTACAAGAGATCTCCTGTAGATGATGTCCTCATCTCTTGGAATACCTACTTTATCACTACTTACGGTAAAGAAGGAGGTAGTCATGCTGATAATGCCGTCAACGACCTTATTAAGCTTCTTGTCAAGACAGGTTACAATGTTGCTCATCTAAAAAAGCATTGCTCGCGATAAGTTGTTTATATAGTACTGCCCATAGGTCTCTACGGAGACCCTTGGAGAGCGCTATTGCTCGATATTGTCATTACTAAGGAGACTATAATGACCACAGTTACCAGCAACCTATCCCTCAATTCTAATGAGGATACCCCTGAGATATTCAGCCCTAAGCAAGTGCTAGCTATACATCGTCTTAAAGCACTGCCCGGCTCGCAAGCCTCAGAACCCACTACTGTAGTGGGGCTATTCGAGATGGGCGATCGTGTCATGGTTACTTGTTCAGATAAGAAAATAAGAGCTATTGTCACTAGGACAGTGAACAACGTTTTCGGTGCCACGTTATCCACTTCGGATATCATGGCAAGAATGGAGAAGCATGTGGGTAATACAGCTATCTTCTTTTCGTGTAGTGTAAATGGGAGGAGCTACTCCCCTAACGTCTACTTCATCGGCATAATCTCTATCTAAGGATCTATCATGTATTTCATTTACCACCGCTTGACCCGTGTCTTAGTAGCGAAGACCACCAACAGTAAGTTGCTTAATGAGTTTCCTCCTAAGCAATACGAAGTAATCATCTACTAAGGAGACTATGATGAAAACAGAACTAAAACGTGTATACGGTACTTGGTACCTTGTGTTCTCGTACAAGGACGACGCAGACGTATGGGGGTTTCTACTAACCACTATTCTCCGCCGTAAGCGCATCAGCTTTGTTAACTATCTCAACGGCTTTAAGCTCATATAAGGAACATTATCATGTATATGCTACTCACACCACTCAGCGAAGACAACATTGGCGCAACACAGGAGGAAATTATAGAGGCTTTAGCAGAATTTGCCTGTAAAGCTGTACTATCGAGAGACCATGTAGGAGTAACTCACGTATTTGCTGTATCAGACCGGTTATTATCACTGGAAAACCTCTGTAACACAGCAGATATAGACGGATGTGTAGTAGAATACGTCCATGTGTACGATATGACACCAGAAATAGGAGTAAACTAATGAATAAAGAACAACAAGAAGCGCTAATCAACGCATATCTAGACCTAATCGGAGCTTTCGAGGAAACTTACGGGAGACCTCACGACTGGGCAGGTCATTTACGATCAATAAACGAGGTAAGTATCGCCTTTAAGTCAGTACTCGAAGAAAATGACTGTAATACTAATTTCTTCAGGGAAGTTCTCGACGGTAAAGTGTACAATAAGGTGAGGTTCTCTTGAGATAATTACCCAAAGAATACCTCAGGTATAGATTACCCTTAAAAAACTCGTCTGGGTACCGTTCTGCTGTTCTCTGTGTACGTTCTACACGGTAATTACAGCTGGGAATGTAGCTAGATGGGGGTTTTATGGGTAAATCTTGTACGGGTATCAAAAGTTAAACAAAGAAGGAAACAA